TATCAATATCTTTTTCTTTTATATCCTTATCTTTACTATCCTTAACTATACTATTCTTATCTATACTTACCTTACCTATACTATCCTGTGGCAGACAAGTGGCAACCACTTGGCAACCATCCGGCAACCCATTGGCAACCGCACGGCAACCATCATCAGAAAATGTGTATGCGCCATTGGATTTTATCTTTAATTTTGCTAATTCTTCCTTAAAATTCGTCGGTGTATACCGGTCTTTTCTCAAAGCGTTTGCCATGCGCCAATGCTTAATTACAATCACACCATTATCAAACTGATAAATGTATCTTTTTTCCAATAGCTGTTGTAAATCAGCTACACTTGCGTGAGCTTTGAACATGGAAACTGATACCTGATTGCAAAATCCGTCATCATCAGCAGACATAGATAAATGCAAATATAAGGCTTGCGCACTTGATGATAAAGCCATGAAATTATCATCATCAGTGACTTTTTTAGTGAACATTCTACGTTCTGCCATTTTTAATCTCCTATTTTCTTCAAGTTTCGGTTGATGTATTTTAATCTTTTCCCTCGTTGTTTATATTGTTATACCTTTTTCTCAACGTGTTCTGCACCTTGTTCATTCCATTAATGCCACCGACAATAAAAGCTATCTCTGATATCCACGCTTATATCCAATGTTATAACAATTCTCAGCAGTTGATTTTATTTCTTCTAAGTGTTGTGATTTATCCATAATTGCCGCCTTTCTTTTCATTTACTCAACGTCCTTATATGAATCTGCATTAATAAGCTCCATAAATTTATCTAGTTGCTTCTGTGACACCTTATTGCCCTGTTTATCCTCTCTAATCGTCACAACAAGGTGTTTTTCGATGATATGCGATAATTCCCTTGCGAGGTTCTTTCTACCTTGCTGTACGCCCTGCAGATAGCCCTTAGGCGCTTTTCTCTCGCCTATTGAACCACTAGCACGATTTTCCCCTTGACCGCCTAAACTGACATTTCTAAGTTGATAACCCTTATCGGCATATAGCTTGATGTAATACTTCTCTTTCTCGTCAAGCTGGCTTTCGGGAAAATTCAGAAACTCAGCTCGCCAACCATAAGGGTTTTTCTCTTTATCGTACAGCTTATGGCGTTTCAAACTAAGGTCTATGTGCTGTTCATATCCCACAAGGTGGCTTGCCAATCTGCTAAGTGTATGTACCGCCTGTCCGATATAAGCGTACTTAAATCCGTTTTCATCTTCTCGGAGTAAGAAGTATATTCCACTTTTATCATTTAGTTTTGGATTCAGCTTCAATAGCCGCTTTTTATTCTCCTGTTCTATTGCCTTGGCTCTTGCTATGTTCTGATAACTCAAGCATTACCACCTGCCTTTACTATTTCCACAGCTTCTTTCAACACTTCAACCGCTTTTCTTTGCTGAAATTCTTCTGTTATCGTTCCATTTTTCTTTTCATATTCTATACAACACTCATGCGTCTGTATCTTCTTTTCCAACTGCTCCACAACCTTGTCTACATCATAGGCGGTCGGATATTTATCCAGTAATAGCAATACTGCATTTGTATTTACTAAAGTTCCATTGCTTAAAGTAACTGATTCCAAATCTTTCTTTAGTGCATCCACGTCAATCAATCCCATTCTTATCACGCTCCAATAATATACATTCAGTTTCAAAGAGTTTTTCAGATATATCTTTTGAATTAACTCTGTCCTCAAATTCCTTGATAAAATCACTGTATGCCTGTTTTCTAACTTCTCGGTCATGCTCGGTACAATCAAGCTCATCAAATGAGATATTGATTTTTCTGATAATACTGTAACTTGATTTATCAGAATTCATATTCATGTATCTTTCAGTACATATTGGTATAATGCCGTTTTTCTGTAGCAGTTCTGTAATCTGAAATACAAACGCTCTTACAACTGCAATATCTTTTTGCTCCGACATATCCTTTGCAATATTTGCAAATATTTTATTTGTATAATCCATTATTTTTCCTTTCTAGGACAGCCGTTATTTGACTGCCCTATAATCAACCAACTCTTAGTTAAATGGTAATTCCTCGTCAATACCATCAGGGATTGACATAAAGCCATCATCAGGCTTTGGCTGTGGTTCTGCACTGCTGCCACTTGAATTTTTACTGTCGCAAAATTCCAACTTAGATATGTTGCAATCGTTAGTGTAGACTGTGTTTCCGTCTCTATTCTTGTAACTGCCTGTAGTCCACTCACCGATAACTGCAATCTTTGAGCCTTTAAATACGTGCTTTTCTACTGTTTCAGCAATCTTGCCAAAAGCCACGCAGTTAATGAAATTTGCCTTATCGTCCTTCTTCTTAAAATTCTTGTCAACGGCAAGTGTAAATCTTGCTATTGCCATTGCATTTTCACCCTGTGCGTATCTAATGTCCGGGTCTCTAGTTAATCTGCCGATTAATGTTACAATATTCATTATTTTTCCTCACTTTCTATTTCAATAATTTCCTTGCATTCAACAACTTCAAAATCTCTATCCCAAGAAGAGCAACCGCTTTCAGCCTGTTTTGCTGTTCTGTATGTTTTAATTGCCGTCTCTTTCAATTCATCAACTTTGACAAAATGAAATTCTCTTGATAAACCGCACCATATTTCAGTACGATTTCGTCTCATAACGACATATCTTGTCCTTTCTATTCTCAAAACGGACATTCATCTCCTTTCCTTAATCGTCTTTCAAAACGCTCATATCATAGCCACTTTCAATAAATTTCAGCGTCTTTTCGTGGTCGCAAGCATTACCTAAATATGTATAAATTTTCTCCATGTCTTTTTCCGAAAAATCCGTGTCGAGGTAATCATTTACTCCTGCAAGGATGAAACTGTGAAACTCATCATTATTTCGCTTTGTGCTGTACGGCTCTGTTTTGTAAGCAGGTCTTGAAAACCACTCTAAAACCTTACATTTAATATCTTCCTTGCTATTGCAATCTCTTAAAATAAGATATGTGTTACTTTTGATATGTGCTATAAGCTCTCCGTTATGGTTAATAACGCTGTTGGGAAAACAATCCATCAGCTCTTTTATGTCATTCCAATCGCTTAAAATGGTGGTTCATCTCCTTTCCTTAAAACCCATTCCTTGTTACGCTCTGCAACATCCACATTTGCCCCACAAGCGACTTTTTTCATTTTCTCGATAAAACTACCACTATCAGAATTTTCACTTGATAGATGGCACATTATGACATTCTGCAAACTATCTGAATAATTTGCCTTGACAAAATCACAAGCTGTGTCAATACTTAAGTGACCTCTAAAAACGTGATTAGCTTTGCCTGTGTTGTCCCTGTCAATTAAATCCTTGTCATAATTCACACCTAAGAGAATGTGGTTTATGTCTTTAAATCTCCATTTGATTAGTTCACAATCAGTTATGTAAAGCATTCTTCCCATTTCCTTGTGAGTTATCAGAAAGCCATATATCGGGCAAGGTTCGCCATTTGCATCTGTATGTGTCCAATTTCCGTCTATTGTCGTTAAATCAAAAGGCTTTACTGTAAACTCGCCCATATTCATTGACATATAATCAATCTTCAAATATGGTGCATAAATTGGTATTCCCATTGACTTAAAATCCTCAACTGATAGAGAATGGTCTTTGTGCCCGTGCGAAATTACAGCTCCAACAACATTTGATATTTTCCAATCAATGCCCTTTTTAATAGTCTTTTCCGACATGCCCAAATCAAGTAATAGGATTTCTCCTGTGTCACTAATTAGAGCATATGTATTGCCTGTACTTCCTGTTGCTATACATTTAAGCTTCATCATTTCGCACCTACTGTTATAACTGCCGGATTTACAACTCCGTCTCCGTCATAGTCATACTCTTTATTGTGCCATTTTCTCAAATACTCTCCGTATTCCCAGCACTGTGAAAGAATGCTAACTGCACATCCGTACATAAATCCTGTAATGCCCTCTGTGTCTGCTTCACGGCTCAATCTGTCTGCATTATCAGCAAAACACTTCATAACATCATTGCTCTTGTCAATTTCTGCTTCTAACAGCTCAGCCCACCTTTCAGCATAAGTGAAGCAAGCTCTGCTGTATCCGTCACTATTCTTGTCGTACCAATCCTTGTATTCTTTCTCTTTACCTTTAATAATTCTCATACTCACACCTCGATTTCATCATCCTGTGGGAACTTAAAAACAATATTTCTATGGTAAATTCCATGCGTAAATTCTATGGCTTCATTTATCCATGCTTCTCTAAGCATTTCCATAGCCTTAATTGCCTTTGCTTCGGCGGAATAAGTCGCAATAAGGCTGTTCATAAACACTTCCGGTGGCTCTGCGACATTTTTAACTGCAACAATTCCATAATTCCCACCACTACTATTTAATATTGAAAAAACAAAGTTTTCATAAGGAACATCTGTTTTTCCTGTCTGTGAAATTACTCTCATATCAGCTCTCCTCGCTCTGCATGAATGGCGGCAGCTCCTCTGACTGCTTGTCGGCTGTGTCGGTCGGCTCTACATCAATTATGTTGTCCTCATCAAAATCTACACTATTTGCGTTTTCTTTGATTTCATCAGCAACAACCTTTTCTGTATCAAGTTTTACATCTGATACATTTTGAAATTCCTCTTGTGCATATAAACCTTGAAATCTATCTGGAAACGCTTCTCTTAAAGCCTGTACAACAGCTACTTTTCTAATCATTGTGGCTGGCTTTTTCGCCCATTGGCTATTAAGCGAACCATCTTTTTTTCTTCCTGCATACTCATCAAAACCTACCGACTGATACTCGTCCTCTTTTCCGTCTATAAAGATTTTCGCCCAGCCACCTACGATAGTTTCGTTAGGTAAAACCATTGTTCCCTCTCGCTCTTCAACAGCTCCGTCCTTTTTAATTACAATAATTCCAGCTTTCTTTCCCTTATATCGTGGGTCCGCATTGGCTCTCTTTGTAAAAACGTCTTTTCCAGTAACTATTGTGGCTGGGTCGTTGCTTCCATACTTAATAAGGTATGCTTCTCTCAAAAACGGATTTAAGTGCTGGTATCTGCATAATGACATAAACATCATTACTTCTCCGTCAGATACATTGCCACCGCCACTTACAAGGTATCTTTTTATCATTGTTGGAGAAATTTTTACCATTTCCCCATTTGATTCATACTCAACTATCTGTGTATTCTCTGCCATAATTAATCCTCCTAAATCTCATTGAAAACCTGAACCGCAAACAGTTCATTAGCTGTTTGCTTAAATAAAACTCCGTCAGATATGACTGTATACATATATCCGTCATACTTAAGCTCTACAGTATGTTTTCTGCCACCCATATAATAACTTCTCTTCTTAATACTCATTTCTATACCTCCTATAATCCAAGTAACTTTTTAATTACTTCTCTCATTCTCTCAGTTTCGTCACTCAACTGCTTCTCTCTTTTATCAGCAAGTCTAATCACAGTTTTGTACTCTTCCTCTGAAACAGTCTCTTTAAGCGCACGTAAAACAGTAACCGCCTCTGCCATAACATGACTTTTTATGCCTCTAAATGTAACTTCTCCGTCTTCTGCCTTAATCATTTCTATTCCTCGCTTTCTTCAAACTCTTTTAACTGTTCTGCTAACTCCTTACACTCTTCTGCTACATATTCTTCTGTGCGAACTATCGTGCCATCAATGCGAAATCTATCTTCACACTCAATCTGCATAGCAAGGCGCTCTCTGTAATTAGGAAATCTCTCATAAGCGAGTTCAAGTTCTTTTGCGTCATCGCAATGTGCACAGTCAAATCCAAACCACCATAAATCACTTTCTATTGGATAGTTTGAATTACCGCCGTGGCATGAAAAATATGCTTCAATTCGTATTCTTTCGTCTTTATCAAGGCAAGCTCCAAGTAAAGGAAAAATACCGCTTATTTTTCGGTCTCCGACATCTGCTTTCTTAATTTCGAGATAGTCTGAATACTCTTTACCATATAAAGGGTGGTTTTTAGGAATGCCTACATATCCGCACCTATGCCCCATTACATTGAATGTAACGACACATTTATATCCTGCGTGTTCAAACTCTTGTTCTACAATATATCTATCATTCTTCATATCACACCGCCTCAATCACAAGCTCTTTGTCCTGTGTATGCTTCAACAAGATTAGCTGGTTATCAATCTGTGGTATTCTCCAATCGTCAACGCTCTCTGTATCATCAATAATAATTGGAAAATTAACGTTTGCCACTTTCTGAAAAGCTCGGCATATATCAACTTCTGTCAGCATCCTCGCACCATGATTCAGATTTCTCGCATATGCTTCACCATTGTATACAAAGTCGCAGCACTCCTCGGTATCACCATTTAAGAGCGGTCTAAACAGCTTTGCTGTGGCAAAATTCAGATACTTATTAACGTCAGCCTGTAAAAGCTCATTCTTCTTGCGAGTAAACTCTTTCAGCAAATCAAGCTTTCTCTCCCAATCGGCTATCTCCTGATTGAGGTCTGTTCTCTTATTTTCAAGGTCAGCTATGCTATCATCTATACGCTTGTTATTCGCCACACCAAGCTCAATCTTTGTATCAACTGATGAAACTTGCCTTAACAGTTCGTTTCGCTCGTTTTTGAACTTTCTGATAAGTTCCGATGTATCATTTTCATCGGCAAGAGCTTTCTCTTTTTCCTCGATTTTAGCTTTAAGTGCCTGATACTCACTGTTACCTGTCATATCAATATCAGTAGGTACCATTCCAAGCTCTTCAGCGATGTTATCACGTTCAAACTTGTTAGCAACAGTATCACGCTTTTCTGTCAGCTCCTTAAGTTCTGCTTCGAGGTCAGCTATTTCTTTCTTCTTATCCTCAATAGCCTGTTTGAGTTCCTTACTGTCATTTGATAATGAATTGCCCTTATCCTCAAGCTCTTTAAGCTTCTTCAATTTTTTATCACTAAAATCAGTTCTCAAACTCTCTATTGTATCTTCCGGTAATCTCTGACCACACATCGGACAATTAACACTGCTTTCATCAAAGGAAAGTGCCTTTGCTTTTTTCCAGTCAGCACGTACCTTTGCTAAGTCTATTGCGCAATCTCCAATCTCTCTTTCGGAGCTTTTAATGCTAGCTTTTCCAACTCTTATCATTGACTCTGTTTTGCGGATTGAAGCGTCGAAGCCATCAATCTGTAACTGTAGCTCCATGCGCTTTTTCTGATTTTCGGCATTAGCTTTTCTCTCCATATCAGAAAGCTCAAATTTAAGGCTCATAATGTCTTCTGTGGCTTTCTGCTTATCCTCTAAAATCTTATTGTAGTCGGACAGCTTATCTTCAATTTCCTTAAGCTGCGGCTCATAGGTTTTCTTCTGTAGTTCAAGCTCTGCAAGGTCTGTATACTCATTGGTGGAATGAATTGTATCAATCCTTGTTGAGATTTCGTCTCTTTCCTTGACAAGTCCTTTTGAGCCATTCCTACTGCCTGTGCCGTTCAGCTTGCCACGGCATACTTTTTTGAGCTGGTCTACATCCCCATCATCAAACATCGGCTTAAGTTCGGCAAACTGTGGAAACATATCGCAGATTTCTTCATCAGTATGTGTGCCAAAATAGCTTGCAAGTGCTAATCTCTGCTCTGCCTGTGACTTGTTGAGCAATGTCATGGCATTTAAACAGAATGGTAATACTCCAAGCTCTGCCATGTTGTCATTGATGTACTGATTGTAGTCAGCCATTTTGTAAGGCACATCATTGATTGAATAGTCAGTAACACTACCTGTAATTTCGCCTTTTTTGTTGCGCTTCTGCCTTGTAACCTTTTTCAGAGTCTTTGTTTTTCCGTCAATCTCAAAGGTAACGGCTCTTACAATGTCAACATCGTCAATCTCGACTCCGTTTTCGTCGTGTGGTCTTATGCCTGTAATCTCTCTGTCGTTCTCATCGTGACAATTCAGCACATCAAGAATAATTCTCTTAACTGTCGATTTGCCGACTTCATTCTGACCGGACAACACAGTTTTCATTGAAAAATCTGTGTCTAATGTGTTTTTGCCATAGAATTTACAAAAATTCTGTGCAAAAATGTGTGTAATCTTCATTGCATTTCCTCTCTTTCTATTTGTTTATGGTTTTTAGAATCAAATTTCCGTGTAGGCTCGATTTTTTAACTACTCTTAAGTATGAATCCGACTCCGATACAAAAAGCCACTCGCTCGCCACGTAATGAGCTTTGTTGAGCAATAGCTTCTGCTCTCTTGTTAATGGCTTCAATCTGTATCGTGTATCGCCTAGTCTAATCCTTCTTACATTGTCGCTCATTCAGTTTCTCCATTTCTTTATCTAGTAACGCTTGAAAGTCAAACGATTTGTCCTTGTGCCGTTTAGCTCGATATAGTTCTTGTAGGTAATCGTTAGCACTCTGACGTTTCAATTGACTACCAATCGCAGTAGATGTCAAGATTTCCATTTCCACTTCCCTCGTCATATACAATCCCTTGTATGCCTATTGGAGTATCAACTACAGTTCCGTGTGGTAAATCATCACTTGCAATCACAACGTACTCGTTTTCATCAACTACTAATCCGTGCTCATTCAGATGTCTACCCGGAATATTTAGACCGCCTCCAGGTAACACTCTCTGTGAGTACCACGTATAAGTGTAATTGCCATATCTGACTCGCCCTAGCTTCTTAAACCGGCTACAACTGTATTTCTTACGGCAAGTTGGAACTGTCGGCTCTACATAGGTCTGCTCAACTACAACCGGCTCATTCTGAACTACTGTCGGCTCAATCTTTCCTAGCATTACATCATTTAAATAGGAAGTAACACCGGCTGTCAGCTCAACTTTACTATCTGCTTTCGTTGCTATTGGCTTTAAGGTCATAGTTCCAATTATTAAAGTCGATAACATCAATATCCTTTTTCTTCTCATGCGGTTCGCCCTCCTCTATGAGACATATTGCAATCAGTATCAGCCAAAATACTGTTACGATTGCTCCAACGATAATACTCGCTGTCTTAATTCCGTATGCCACCGATAATCCAAGGAAAAACGCAAATGCCAATGCTCCGAAAATCGAATAGCCGCAGCCGGTGCAAAACTTCTCTTTTAAAGTTCTTTTTCTCATACAATCACCTCACTATGCAAAGCTCTGTTGAGCGTTTGCGTCCTGAATAAGCTCATCAAGATACTTAGGCGCGACATAGCAATCAATAAACTCATGCACATCGTCTATATACTTCCTCTTGATACTCTTATAAGTAGATACACAACCATACTCACGCTTTAACTGCGTCCATATGTCAGAAAATGTCTTATGCCTGATACTGTTATCCCTGTATGCTTCGCTCTGCTTGCCACCAAGGATATTTGCAACTCTGCGCTTAACGTGCTGTTGTATCTCGTCAATATCGCAACTATAAAGTGGTACGTTTTCCTTAAGCTCGCTCACATCATCTTTTATGTCGTTTACTTTCTGCTCTAATTCTGTATAGCCCTGTGCTAAAAGCTGTATCTGACCGCCTGTTGTCTTTGGCATACCATAACTGCCTGTTTTTCTGATTGACGGAAGTACCTCATCCATTACCCACCGCTCAAATTTCTCTGCACTAGGCAATTTTGATTTCATAATAAGTCGGTATAAATCTCCCTCATTTATGTATGACATAGATTGCACTCCACTAGATGTAGGGGTGTCACGTTTCGTTACTCCCTTGCAATGGTCATTAACTGCCTTGCGTGGATTTGTATATCCAAGTGCGGTTGCTACATCTGTTGCTACAAAATATGGCTTTCCGTCAATTTCTATCATTCGGACTTCTCCAAACTCTTCATTATTGAAAATTTGTAAATCGTTCATGTTTTCTCCTTTCTACTCGATAAAATAAGAAACTTCTACGCCAAAATAATTAGCAATCTTAATTAGCTTGTCTGTTTTTGGCATTGATTTTCCTGACTTCCAATCCGAAAAAGTACTCCGTGCCATTCCAAGCTCTTCCGACAGTTTGTAAAACGAAACGTTTCTAGCTTTTATGAGCGTGTCAAGTTTTTTAAAACTCGCCTGTCGTTTTTTCTTATTCAATTTCCCATCTCCTTTCTTGACAATAGTTAGGAAATCCGTTACAATAAAAATGTCATATTAGGCAAAATACGCTAGGAGGTAAAAGCCTTGAAAGCAATTTTGATTTTGCCTGTTCCATATTTGCGAGGTCGCATTTAAAATGTAGCAATCGATGTAGCGCATTTTGGGCAGTAAAGCTCGATAAAAAATCATGGTTGGCATGTCCGATAATATGCCGTGCTACGCTAGATACTCCTCTCAATCCGTCAGCTAATGGCAATTAGACTGCTGAACTTAAACTGCATAAGTGACGGAACATTTAAAGAAGCATTGGTACTACACAGTGCGTCGAAAGACTGCAAAATGTATGTGGTGTAAAAAATAAGGCAACGGCTGTTGGTGGTAGTACACTAGCAGCTTTTGTTTTTAGTTCAAAAATCCTAACTAAGTCTTGATAAAAATTAGAAAATCGTGTATACTATGAATTGTCCAGAAACATAATATTATTTTCTCAATTTTATTTTTTATTGAGTTGAGATTTCCTAACTTCTTTTTCATTCTACATTAGGAAGTCTTATTTGTCAACCCCAAATGTTGAGAAATCACAACTTTTTTTAAAGGAGATTTTCTATGTACGAAAGATATTGTAAATTAAGAGACTCAAAAGGGTTAAATGATTCAGAAGTGGCTAAATATGGCGGTTTCCCTAAAAGTACTTTTTCAGATTGGAAAAAGGGAAAAAGCAGTCCAAAATTATTTAAGTTGGTAAAAATTGCAGAATGTCTTGATTGTTCACTTGATTATTTAGTTACCGGAAAAGAGCACCATTCAGTTGTCGAGGAAGCAACAAAAGACTTGGCTCTGTCGAAAATGGATAGTAAAATCAAGGACTACGCTTTGAAATTATCTAAATTGTCGGATAAAGAGCAAGAAAATATTATGAATTTAATAGATATGATGTATGAAAATACTCAAAATAAATCAAATTAATAAGAAAGGCGGTATTTTAATTATGAGTAAAACTGTTAAATGTCCTAAATGGGGTTGTGATGGTGTTGGCATACCTGTTGATACCAAGAAAAAATTCTCATTCGGCAAAGCACTTGTTGGTAACACAGTAGGTGGTCTTTTCGGGCCTGTCGGTGCCGTTGTCGGTACTGCTACCGGAATTAAAGGCAAGAACGGCAAAACAAAGTTTGTGTGTTCAAAGTGCGGTAACGTTTAGGAAAAGAAAATATAACCACAAGGCAGAGTTTTTACTCTGCCTCTATTTTTCCTTTAATAAATATGTACAAGTACAATAACAGGTCTTTATCTTCCAAGCCCTCAATCATTTTAATTATTTCATCCTTATATTCCATACAATGCCACCTCCGATACATCAATTATAGAACATTTGTTCTTAAACGTCAATAAGGACGGCAGAAAAATCCACCGCCCTACCGAAACTTGAAGAGTTCTCTTGGTTGAGAACATCATTAGTCTAGCATTGGAAAAATAAATATTGTGTCGAATATTGACAATTGATTTCTAAAAGAATAAAATAGGATAAAAGAGCTAGAAAGGGGATTTTTTATATGAAAAGATATAGAGAATACTGCATTAACAATCATTATGTTAATATTGGCGATTTAGATAAGTATTATCAAGGTAATATGGAAATGGTTTGTAGACACATCGAGAGTAACTATCTCGTTGACCGCAAAACTTCAAGCTATTATGTAAATTTATACATACAAGATAAGCCGTTTAAAAAGAAAGATTCTGTATTAAGCACAATAGCTATTTGCTTTTGCCTACCGCTTATACTATGCGCGCCGCTTTTTCTCGATGTAATATGTATCATAACAGCACTGATACTTGCTATCATTGATTTAGCTCTTAAGAGTTCAGAACAAATTCCAAGGCGCCATGTAGGTTCGATTGTTGCTATTGTGATATGTGTTCTTTCTGCTTTAGGATTGATTTTTGTAGACCATTCAAGTACTGATACCGCTAAAAGTGACAAGAAGTCCAATAATCAAATTGAGAGTGAAATAGAAGCCGAGACAGAGGGTAATTCCTCGCAAGATTATCAAAGGATTGAAGCTCGTGTCGGAGAGGGAATAACTTATCAAGACAACATAAATGTAGCTTTAACTGATTTTTATGAAAATACGAATTATGATTACGAAAAGCCTAAAAGCGGATATAAATATGTTACTTTTAGCTTTCAAGTGGTAAATAATAGTGATGAAACATTTAGTTTTTCTTATACTAATGCAACTGGATATGCTGATAACGTGCAAGTCGAAAACAAGCTTTATTTGACTGACAGCTCTTCGATTTTAGAGCTTTCGCCGGGCAGAACTGGAAATGTCGATATATCGTTTGAAGTTCCAACAAACGCGCAAAGTATTGAAATGGATTACAATTTCAATCCATTCGCAGATGATGTCGGAGTATTTATAGGGCAATAATCAGAGGGAGGGGAAGCCCCCTCTTTTTTTATTCTAGTTGTGAAGTAATATACTCATATTCCTCTTGCGTTATTTTACCGCTTGCTACTCTGTCGAGCAGTTCTTCCTTGGTTACTCTGTCACTCTCGTATAATCTTTTGAGACTTTCAACTAATATTCTCATATTAAAGCACCCCCTCATCCATCAACTGTCTTGTGTAGTTGTCTATCGCTTCCTCATCAGAGTGCTCGTTAATCTCTTTTGCCTGTTCCATAGCAATAAGATACTGCGAGTATTCATCTTGTGTCAGCTCTCGCTCCTCGTACTCCCAATGCTTAGGCTTGTAAGTAAAATCATCCTCTCTCCCTGTTGCTTCAACCGATTTAATGTTTTTTCGCTGATAAACGATATTCGGAGAAGATGTTGTGTCAATGTCAAGCGGCTTGTCCGATTGCATACTCTCTACGAGCTTGTATTCTGTCATATTCAATACACCTTGCCTTTCTGTCTACTGTTGAAATTTTGTGTTTTAGTTTTCCGAAATCTATAAATGGTTTAATATGTTCCCTGTAATAATCGTAAATATCGCAATTTTTAATCCACGCAAGAGCAGAAACCATTTGTTTTGAGTCAAATATTGTAACCTTTGTTTTTTGCCATATTCTAACTGCCTTAGCTCTTATTTTCTTAAGGATCGTTTTTCTTAAGGTGGTTCTATTCCTATAGAATTTATATCCCATGAAATCAAGCGCTCTTCCATATGTTGCTGACTTTCCATTCTTGCCGACATATGGATTTCGGGGCAAATAGTGAAAATGAAATATCTGCCAGTTCACCTTGACTATCAGCCCTAATTCTGCAAGCCTGTTGTCAATCACGGCTTTTACCTGGTGCAATTTCTTTTTGCTTGCACAAAATATAGCCATATCGTCAACATAGCGTGCATATTTCAGTTCGATACCGAGTGATTTGATTTCATGGTCAAGCTCACTTAAATACCAGTTAGCAAACCATACAGAGGTATAAAAGCCAAGTGGTAAGCCATTCGGCACGCAGTATATAACATTTTCAACAATCCGCATGAATTTAAAATCTTTGATTTTAGATTTAAGCTTTTCAATTAATTTATCCTGTGGAATACTAGCGTAAAATTGCTTCACATCAAGCTTATAACAATATTTAATGGTCTTACCGCCTTGCCTTATCCATTTGCATATACATTTCTTGCCATACGCACCGCCACGCTTAGGAACCGAGCCATAACTATGCTCATACATTCCCTTGTTAAACATGGGCTTAAGCACGTTTACTATCATGTGATGTACTATTGACTCCATAACTGTCGGTATTACTATCTTACGTTTCTTTCGTGATATTCCGTCATATATTTCTTTGGGCTTATGCTCAAAAGGTGTGAAGTTAATCGCATATTCTCTAATTTTGGGTATGTATGTATCAAGGTCTGCTAAAATTTTCCTAACCTTGTTTCTTCTCTTTTTACCCTTAGAGAAATTCTTAATTGCAAGTATTATATTTTCGTCTGAAATAAATTCAGCATATAGATTTCTGTATGTTCTCATACGTATTCTCTTCCTATCCTCTCTACCACGTTCGACCATATCCTACTACTAGCAGTAGCTTGCATCGAGTTAATTTTTACCAAGGGGTACGGAATTTAGTCTGCATTCATTTTATCCCATGAATGATAGGCACAGAAGCCCCGATGTTCCACCTCGCATTACCAGCCTCGTTGTTCAAGTTCACGTAAAACGTGCCGCAATGGCGGCCGTTGTTCAGGTTGCCACCGAAAAGAGCAAAGGCGCAAACTAAATCCCTTATATAAAATTAACTACACACGTTTATAGTTACAAATTTTCTTAGGAGAAACGCGGTTTCTCCCTTTCTGCTTAGGCAGAAATTCCCTCTTCCCTGTTGCAAGTTATTTGTAGGAAAGAGAAGCCCCGATGCTCCACCCCGCACCACCAGCCTCGTTGTTCAAGTTCACGGAAAACGGGCCGCAAAGGCGGCCGTGGTCCAGGCGGCCACCGAAAAGAGCAAAGGCTATAATTGCAATGTTAAACCAACAACCATCAGGATAATAGGTCGATGATGAACCTGTAATTGATGTCGGAAACATGCCTAATGCCGTGTATAACATATCTTTGATATATCCGCCACTTGTACCACTAGGAGTTGAATTAGGTATCTCGATATATCCTGCTCCATCAGTGTTATAGTTAGTTGCTTTGCTTCCATCCTTTGTTGATGGAGACAGCTTGACTTTCACTATGCCATTAGCAAGGATAAGTCCAACTGTTCTTCGCCACTGATTGCCGTAATAATTCTCCATACCAAATACTTTAACTCCGGCTTTTCCGGCATTCTCGCCCCAAAATAAGCCTTTGTCATTCATTGTACCGGTCTCAAGCAGCAAGTTTTTATCACCGGCATTTTCGCTCATGCCTCGTCCGAATACATCTTGCGTATCAGTAGATTTTCCCATGATGATAAGTAAAATATTAATCAAGAGTCTGTCAATATATTGCTCAATTTCATATCCGGCGCCATTAGCTCTTGCATATGTCATTTCTTGACTAGCAGATTTCGATTTAATAACTGTTTGACCACTTATTGAGCGTAGCTTATTGTTGCTGTCAAGTGAGCCATTATAAATTGGTGTATAAAAATGAGATTTTTCATTGCCGTTAATGTCGATGAAATTTAGATTTTTAAAATCTTTATCAGCTTGATAGTTAGCAACATAAAGGCTCGCACTGTTTGGATTACCTTTGTCGGGTGCAATTTTCCACCATATAATGTCTGTGCCATTTCCCCACTCAATCATCGCGTTTCCATCGTAATCAATGTTTGCTATATCTGACGCACTGCCATCTGTTTTTTTAGTCAAATCGTTCTCGTTGAGGTAATAGTCAACTTGGCCATTCGTTTTAAGCATACATGGCTTTGGCATAAAAAAGGCATTCGCCCATGAACCATAATCAAAAGTTCCGCTCGCGAAATTCATGGTTGCTGGAGTCATGCCTACTGCGTCTGCTAAATATCTTACTCTTGTTTTTGGGTTGCTGTCCGCGCCATTAATGTGAACACCATAAATAACTCTTCCCTCGCTTAATTTTGTACCAAGGGCTTTAATACTCTCAACAATCGCTTGCCCTGTTGTGTCTGATATAATGTCTATTCCGCTCATATTAGTCCTCCTTGCTTACATTGAGTAATCCGGCACTTGTCACGGAAAAAGTAATGCCTCTTCCGTTTGCTTTCTGCTCGACTAGTCCGGCTTGTTGTTCTGCTCTTTGTGCAGCTTCATTTGCAGCCTTTGTAGCTGCGTTTGCTTGACTTACCGCCGTATCAATCTTTCCTGAAACTTGCGCGACCTCGTTTGCTTTTTGCGAAGCAGTTTGCGCTGATTTTTGAGCCTGAGAAGCAGAACTGCTTGCCGAGTTAGCTTTTTCTGTCGCAGTTTGTGCTGATTTTTGAGCCTGTGACACGGATTGAGCCATGCCGTCAAGGTAACTCTGAATAAGTCTTTGAATTTCAAAGTCAAAATCCTCAACAGTTCCCATTCGCTTAACTATTCCGGGCGCGAAACACATCCATATCTGCTGTTTTTTCGTGTCGGAGTCGGTCGATACCGCCCATTCTCCGGCTTTCATTTTTGAGGGGTCAAACTGTGCGTATGCCCCTCGTCTCATTTGAATTGCCATAAATTACGCCTCGCTTTCATCAATTATCTCCATTTGCCTAAAACGTGAAGTTGTAAATACAATTGTTTGTTTGTTTCTGCAGCAGCCGAGTTTATACAAAACCCCAACTCATTACTGCTCCATCTTGTAAAAAAAATAGAATACAACCCGCCGGCGCTACAAAACACAGTACCTGTAGTATGTAAGATACTTTTTATTCCGTCTGGCATATATACGCTTCCATAAGTATAATACAGACTACCATATTTAGAGCCAAACGAGACAGTCGCGGGAAAACTTCCCCACATTTCTATATATCCATCTGTCCACTGTCTCCAATACCAGCCGTTTTCATTGGTAAATGTTTTTGAGCCAAAAACAGTTTCAACCCCATTAAGAGTCAAATTGTTTGCGGTAATATCAACGTTAGTTCCACTTACATTAACCGTTTCACCGTTTATGCTTGCAAAGCCACCGCCACAGCCCATACCGCTAGTATGTCCTCCAACGTTTGAAAAAAGGTTTGCTCCCTCTGGATTTACTGTAAGATTATTATCAATATCATTTCCACTGTAATTTCCGCTTATTTTTGTCCCTGTTTCCGCGTCTTGCGCCCAAAAACTTTGATTGAGTCCTGTGGACGGGTTGACAACATCAACATTGAAAGCTTTTGTAAATTCGCCGTATGCTCCTACAATTTTTGGGGAAATAACATACTCTTTTCCTATTTGCGTATAGCCAATATTGTCTTTTAATTCGTTTAACTTATCGTTTGTTGCAAAATCGGGTTGGTCTGAGATATTGTTCCACGAAATACTCACTCCGTCAGCGAGCGTAATGCCCTTGTTATCAAGCGTAATCAGAATTTTTCCTTTTGCGTCTTTGACATACTGCTTGCCGTTTGTGTTATTCTCACCGCCTAGAGTGAGCGTACCACCATGCGCCCAGTCAAAATTAATGCCGATGGCCGACATAATATTGAAAATAGCGTTTCCGTCTTTATCAACTCCGGCATTCCACGTTTTACCATAATCGCTTGATACAGCCATGCCATTAGCTGTCATTTTCCACTGTATATTGCTTGAATTAAGGTCAGCTTTATTGTGCATAATGTAAATAATTGAGCCATCCTCTTGCACCTGTTCAGTCTTAAAAAGCCCAAGTGATTGAGACATTAACTGTGTCAGCAATTGCATTTGCTTGTCATATACGCTTAATTGTGCCTGCGCAACTTTCCTAGCTTGTACGACAGCCTTTGTCTCATTACTGAATTTATCAGCACTATTTCTTGAGGCATTTTCGGCATCACACGAAATTTTAGTGCCACTTCCAACTGTAAATGTTCGGTTGGAAATAAAACAGCTATAGGTATTCTGCTTGCGGTCTGTCACAAGCGCCACATCTCCGCTCTCAATCAGTGGGTTTGACAAGAGCGTAGCGTCAAGAGGTCTAAACCTCATGCCACCGATTTTTTTGAAGATATAGTTTGCAACTGTCTGTGCCTTGTCTGCCGGAATGAAGGGATTGTCAGAGATTGAGACTACATATTCCTCTTTTCCGGCAAGAGCATTAACATCTTTTGTCTTGTCCTCTTTTGAGGTTACAGTTACCTTTACCCCGGTGATAACAACATCATCGGTCGCAACATTCAAGTCTTTTTGCGTGTAAATATTGTGGTAATTTCTCGCCTCCGTGAATGTTCCACCATCAGCACTATCTCCACTTGAATAGTCGGTGAACTTTCCACCATCAACGCTGTCTCCGTCAGAGTATGGTGTAGTTTTTGTGCTAAAAGTTCCGCCATTGTAATTTTGGCTCCCAAACTGGCTCATATCATACCACTCGATAAGCAATTCGCCATCATGACCGCATTTGCCCCATAATCCGCTTAACTGCAAAATGTAAGCTATAGCCTGTCCATATGTGAGCTTTTGATTATCACTCGGTATCTCGTTAATCACGTAATCAGAGTTATCGAATCTCGCCATAGTAAAAGGTACATCACACTTAATACAAGCGTCTCTGACTACCTCATATGCTGTCGTAGGGTAGCTTAAATTGCTATCGTACTCGCGATTGAAATTATTAATATTGTCAAGGCAAGTAAGCGTTATGAGTGAGCCATCATAGCTCGTCTCGCTGACTCTATACTCACCGATTTTTAGTTTTTCGGTTGTGCCGTCAGAAAAGCTTTTTGAAACATATGCTGTTGCACTTGCCTTATCAAAATCATACTTGTTGTAATCTTCATAAATATTATTCAGCTTAATTTTCAGTTTTCCGGCAATCAAAGCCCCGATTGTGAAAGTACCATTGCTTGATGTTGAGTCATTAACTTCGAAGCCATTCGCCCACAGCTCACTATCACTAATAGGGATTTTCTCGCCACTTGCCGTAACTATGTCAGCAAAACAATTTACGTTTATGTCATTATCGAGCATTACTGCCCTTTGCCATTTAGCTGATACGTTTAGCATTTAATCACCGCCTTATTCTTCTATGAGAGGAAAGCTTAATACCTCATACCTCTTATTGCCAACAGTCCATATCTTGATAGGTGCGGTTCTGTCACCCACATAGAATGTACGTGTTTCATCAGTTCCGCTCATAGCGTCAGGATATGTCACTCTGATATATTCGGGGTTCACCATTTGAAGTATCTTTGCTGTCCTAGCCTTGTCTGTACCATTCCACGACAATTTAAGTTGCCGTTTCTGCGCTATTCTATTCTTGTGCATTTTGCCGTCCTGTGTACGTCCACTATCGCTTGCAGACACATCAATCAAGCCCCATTCAAAGCTTGACGGAGTAGGTAATTCCACTCCGTCTACTAACATCATCGCCATATGTACATCACCTCACATAAAAAGACACCCACGCAAGGGTGAGTGTCTTAGCCAAATTCATTTGCTACAATATATCGTTGCCCGTGCTTTGCTTTACCTACCTGTGTCATGCGATAGAGCGTTTCGCTGTCGCATTTGAACACGTTTTCAATGATAGGTGCAGAGTTTCCGCCGGCATTAGAGTTCATCATTACTTGTGCCATGCCCTCCATGACAGCCTGCTTAATTCCCTCTGTAATCTGTTGATTATTTGCTACCACGTTTTTGCCGTTTGAGAATTTACCTATCATCTCATTATGGTTTGCTAAAAACATTCCGTCCTCGCCCTTTGGGAAACCGCCTTGGCGATAATATCTAATAGATATTTTTGGCAAACTGAATTTTCCAAAATCTTCCCAACTTACTGACAGGTGAGGGATTTTAATTTTTGCCGTTATGCTCGGTAAACTAATTCCTCGCCAAACACTAGGCAGATTATTCATCTTCCTTTCTGTTCCACTCATGGAATTGTTTGTATTTGCAAGTGACCTACTGGCTTTGGCTGCGAAATCTGAAAATGAGCTTTTGGCGCCATTTGTGCTTGAATTTGCCTTGTCTTGCATTTCCCCCATTTTTGCCTTGTTGCCATTAATAGAGTTGTTTATTGAGGCAAGGAATCCCAAAAGCCCGTTTTTAAGCCTTGAGAAAGCACTTTGAGAATTTGTCGAGCTTGTACTTGACTTATTCTCCATCTCTCCCATTTTGCCTTTAGTTCCGTCTATGCCGGAGTTTATATTGCTAAATGCTTGTCCTAGTGCGTTTGCAAGTCCGTTAAACACACCCTTTGAATTGGTTGTGCTTGTACTTGACTTGCTTTCAAGTTCTCCCATTTTATTTTTGGTGCCGTCTATTGCCGAATTTGTACCGCTTAGAGAGTTTTTTACACTATCGCTTGCGGTTTTGTGAGACGAACTAATGTCGCTTGTATCGTCTTTTGTCTTTTTCCTGTATTCGTCAAGTTTGCGTCCGGCTCCCGAAATATGCTCGTTCGTTTTTCCTACGCTTTTTCCGACACCATTCTGCATATCCTGTACAGCTTGGTCTACTTCTTCTCCGTATCTTTTGACATCATCTTTCGTCACCTTTGCGCTTTCACTTATAAGTGGCAATTCTACAAAAGGTAGTTTATTTAACTTTGTAATAATTCCGTTTATGAAGTCTACTAGCCAGTTATTTACATCTGTTACAAGGTTTCCGCCAAACTTTGCCAAATCTCCCGAAATATATGTCAATAAATCAGTCCACCAACTTGTATCACTTAGGTTTTTGAAAATATCCCCCCAAGTGACATCTGTTCCGGCTATCCAGTTTCCCACTGCTAAGCCTATGTTTGCGGCGGCGAGCACTATAGCTACAGAAATGGATATTTGCCATGAAGCACCGAGTAGTTTAGCTCCAAGTCCTGCCATTAAAGGTGAAACAATGGAATTAACATCAGTTCCTTTTGAGTCAAAAAACAGTGAAACACCATCTGCCGCAAGGACTAATCCGACTTTTGCAGAAACGCTTGATAGTTTTGACGATAATAGTGCGCCAACTTTTCCGTCTATTCCTGTTAATTTTGCAAGAGCAAAACCGGCTACAATCGTTGCGCTCAAAGGGTCTTCTTTAAACCAATTTGCAAGCCCTGTTATAATGCCCTCTGCAAGTCCATTGACAAGCTCGTGAACATCTTGAAAAACTCCCACCCAGTCAATATTTGCGAAAAACGTACCTATTTGAGTACCAATTTCAGCCCAATTTGTGTTCTCTACTGCTGCTGTTAGAGTTGAGAGTATTCCTTTAGCCCATGCCGATATAGTCTGCCCCAACAATGCAAAATCAAAATTCTCAAAGAATCCATTAATGCCGTTAGCAATCGACAAGCCAAAATTAGTCCAGTCGAATGTTGTACCGAATGAATTGAGGAAATGTAAAGCTGTATTCAGTGAACCGGCTATTGTTGCGCCTAGGTCATAAAAGAGTCTTGGGCTGATTAAACCATTAAGGAAGTCTGCAAGTCCTTTTCCGAAGTTGTCAGCTTTCCGATAAATTTTCTGCCAATCAATGCTCTCCATAGCACTCGCTAGAGCGTCACCGATGTACTTTCCGAGCGAGTAAAGGTCTTTGATTGATGATTTGTATTTTTCAAGCAGTCCATCTGTCTTTTTCAGCGAACTATTAACACCACTGTCAGCTCCACCGCCACCTGAACCGCCACTGCCTGAACCGCCACCACTGCCACTATCGCTGTTGTCATCAAGCGCGTGTATCTCGTCTATACTAAGCAATGTCTTTTTCAGTTTTTGCGCTTTCTTATTGGAACTATCAGCGTTATCACCAATATCGCCTACTCCGTCAGCTATGTCCTCCATGCCGTCAGCCGTGGCACCGCGACCGCTTATCTCGATAGTCCATCCGAAGATTGCTCCGAGTGCGTCAGCTACAGTTCTTGTGAAACTGATAACTTTGAGCATTACCTTATTTAAGGCTTGGACAAATGGCTTTAAAGCATTGATTACTACGCTACCTATGATACTGCCCCATGCTTGGAACTCTTGCTTAAGGACTCTTACACTGTTAGCCCAGGTATTTGCGGTCTTGGCAAAATCACCCTGTGCAGCTTGCGTATTTGCCATGACATAATTATATCTTAGCAATACCTTTTCAGCTTGCGTCATGGATTTAATATTTGCGTCAAATCCGTTTTTCATAGCCCATTCTGAAAGTGTGGCTTGTGTTAAATCAAGTCCGTATCTCCTTAGCGGTGCTATTGTTCCCGAAAAAATAGATTGTAAGCTCTTTGCTACATCAGCTTGGTCTACATCGTAGAACGAAGCCATATCGCCAGCTAATCTTGTAAGATTAAGTGACATATCAGCCATACTGTCTGTAGTCTTGTATAGCGTGTTATTTTGACTCATAAGAGCTTTATTTGCCACTGCCGTACCATTTGCCACTTGCTCTGACGAAATACCTATAGAAGTACCCAGTGCTTGGAAACGGCTTGATATTTGCTTAACTGTCAGCTCCGACATTCCAAAATCTTGAATTGATGTTTTTGTAAAATCATCAACCTTGCTTGCCATGTCACCAAACGTGGTATCTACTACGTTTTGAACCTCTGTTAATTGGCTCGCTAAATCAACTGCACCGCCTAGCTTTCCGACAGCTCGCATAACCAACCAATAAGTTGCGTAAAACTTACCGATAGTTGAAGCTAAGCCCCTGAATCCACTTCTTGTACTCTTAATTGACTTAGTTGTGTTTGAAAAGCCTGTTACAAGTGACCTACTAGCCGAGCCGACTTTTGAGCCTTGCTGTGACAGATTAGCAAGTGCATTGGTCATTTGAATAATGTTGTTGCTGACTCTCGGTGCGTTAGATAATGTTGTCATTACCTCTTTCAAGGCACTGCCAAGGTTTCTGATATTCTCCGCAGCGTATCCGGCTGATTTTGAGCCAAGCTTTGAAATTGAAGCTGTTAGCTGTGTAATTTCTGCTGATTGCTTTGATATGCTCGCAAAGCCTGACAATTCTGTTGCCATGCTCTTTAAGGCGCTTGCCGAGCTGACAAGCCTTGCAGTATCAAGGTTGCCAAGCTTTTCCATGTTAGTGGCAATCTTGCTAAATGTACGTGTGTCAATACTGCTCACGCTTCTAAGTGATGTTGCAAGTTGTGACATTCCGCTCGCAAAATTGCTTATGCTTGCACCATTGAGGGAATTGAGAGTATCTCCAAGCCCTTGCAGCTTAGCTTGTAAATTGCCTATGGCTCTAGTCGCTTGTTGTGCGTCTGACTTGATTTGAAGCTCAATGCTCTCTGCCATTTTCTCACCTCCCTGTATGTAATAAAAAAGAGAGCTACACTAAAGTAGCTCTCATGTATTTAGTCTTTGAGCAGATAGTATGTTGTAATCAATCCAACATATCCATCTTGCTTAAGACCTCTATTCTTTTGAAATACCATGACACATTTAGTGAGGTAGTCACTCCACTCTTTATAATCAGTATCAAGTTTGTAGAAATGATACTTGTCATGTAGAGTTTTTCTCAACCACTTAATGGCTGTCGGGCAGTAATGTTTCTGACCACTCCACAGATTGTGGTTTTTTGCGAATGCCTGCGAGTTGGCTCCAAATTTACCATCTTCTTTCAGTACATCAGCTCCTTTGAGGTCGAAGCCTACATTCATAGCGTGCTGCCATTTTCTTACATCATTATTATCGAGGTAATACTCCTCATTGCCTTTCCGAGCGTTATTCTTTACCGGAGTTGCTATTGGTGTCGGAGTTGCTACTGGTGCCGGATTATTCTCTATTCCATCGCCCTTACCAAGCTCAACATAGAGTAAGTTAGCGTCAGTACTGTTATTCAGACCGCTACAAGTAAACGCGCTTGAATACTGCCAGCCATACAGAGGATGTTGAATAACAGGCTTCTTTGCGCTATTAGGCTCATCACCAATAGACATTCCTTTAGTTGACGGATAACGTGCTATCCAAAACGGACAATTAATCTGATTTGCGTATGGCGCAATGTACTGATTGTAAAAGCTAAGTCCTGTGTATACACCGAAGTTAAGCCCGGTACTTTTGATAACGCTCTGATATGTGTTGATAATATCAATAAGTGTCTGTCCGAGTCCTTGCTGACATTTATCTTCAACATCTAACCAAACGAAAGTTTTTCTTCCGTTAAGTACCTCAATCACTCTCTGTGCGTCTGTCTTTGCCTTATCTACTGTTGTAGCGTATGAGTAGTTGTAAACACCTTGTATTGGCATTCCTACATCAGTACAGCCTTTCCAATTTTGCTCAAAGGTCTTATCCGGATTAAGGTCTTTGCGAATTATTTTAAGGATTGCAAATTGCACTCCAGCCCACTTAACCTTACTCCAATCAATATTTCCTTGATATGACGATACGTCAATTCCTTTATATGCCATATTTTCACCTCATTAGTCAGGACTTTCAGGTAATCCCACCTGTCTTAATGCGTTAATTCGTTGCTTCATTTCATAAACGGCAATTTCCTCGTTAGACTCCTTGTATTTAGGCTCGTTATCTTTTGAGTATTGCTCATTTAATGATTTCTCAATGTATTTTGCTCTCGCTTTGTTGCCGTTCAATGCCCTGTCGATAGCTGTAAGAGTTGCGCTCAATCCGTATGTGCCCCACCAAGCCCACATGTTAGAGTCGGCTTCTTTTTGTGCAAGCATATAAGCCTTTGAATAAGGCTCTAAATCAGCCGGACAAGACATGTCTATGTCCTCAACGCTAAATCCATAGCCTTTAGTTGCTAAAAGCCAATATGGGCGGATTTCGTTACAATATACTTCCCATGTAAGCTCTTTTACTTCTTGATTGGTTTCTTCTTGGCTGTCTGTACCTCTTTCGCCAGCATCTTTGATAAAAAACTGTTTTTCTCCATTTCAGCCGACAAATCGTTGTAGAGCGACATTATATCTCCACCCTCTTCATTCTCTGGGTCGAGATAATCGTCAAGCAAATCATACATCTTCGCTAATTGCTTCTCTTTTGCTTCTTTATCGTCAAAATCAAAGCCAAATTCGTCAGCGTGAAACTTTTGCAAGCCCACGAGCAAAAACTCCGGTAAAAATCCAAGCATGTTGTCAATGACTTCAAGTCCCTCGCCCTTTTGCTCCATTCCTACGAGCCTTGGGATAATTTTATTCTTATATACCGGTGCATATCCGAATTTAACTGTATACTCTTTTCCGTTTAATTTAATTTTCATTTTATCTTTCCCTTTCTCCCTAATTTATATAGGGAAAGAGGCAGTTTTAACACTGCCTCAATTACCTTACTATATTGTTTCTTCAAGTTCGCTGTCAGCCGTGCTATCATCATAGCCAACCGCTACGGCTTTTTCCGATTGGCTCACCCTTTTTTTGTGAGTGTGATTGCTGTTGGATAGCCTTGGTCATCCTCTGTTACCGCAACCTCGTAGTTATCCTCAATCCACTTAGGCACTGTCTGAACTGATACAGTCGCAGTTCCTGTTAAGTGGTCATCGGAAGCTTCACCTGGGGCGAATGATTCCTGACCGATAAAAGCGCAGATACCCTCTGAACCTTTTCCGTCTGTACCATAAAGAATGATAAAGTCGAGCTTCTTGCCCTCGTTAGTTACCATCTCATCCTTATACTTTTTCTCAAAAGCTCCCTCAACTTCCATAGAACCGGCTGAACGTCTACCCATTTCCTGTGTCTCTACTAAATCCTCAAGAGTTGAAGTATCTACCATGTTTTGTGAACCGAATGGTGAGGGAATTGATTTTGCTCTAAGTAAGAGCTTGTAAGTTCCAGCCCAATAATCGCCACTTGTGGTGGATGCGGTTGGTGTCTTGTAAGCAATTCTACTTTTTAAACCTGTTGCCATTTTTATTACCTCCTAATTTTTCATAAAAAAATAAGAGCCAAAAGGCTCTTATAATCTATCATTCCAGTCGAATGACCGCCTAGCACGTAATGTTGCTGTCCATATTTTGCCGTTTTTCCTAGCGAATGGGGCTGTTGTCAGCTTAAATGACATAGCTTTGTATTCATTAGCTACTGCCTGCGCCACATTCAAGGCTTCTGAACGGCTTTTATTCGTTGTAACAATTACTTGTGCCGTAAATAACACTGTATTTATTCTTTCACACTCTAAATCCTCATTCTGTTCTATAGGTTCGAGTGCTTGAACTAGCACTGTCGGGAAACTAGCCGTTGCACTGTCCGACTGTTCCTCTTGCGTGAATTTTAGCTTGGGATATTTAGTTTTCAATTTTTTCTCACATCGGGTTTTCACAATCGCATATGTGAGATTTTCAAGGTCGTATACCCATTGATTTTGACTTGCCACTTTATCTCACCTCAACTAAAATTTTTCCGTGCCGTTCTCATAATGTCATTTTCCATTTCTACAAATGCGTGATACATCGGCATTGTAGGTGTAATGCCGTATGAATGGTGTAATTCTCCGCTTTCGTCTCTCCAATACCAACCCTCACTATCGAATGCGTGTGTCTGTCCCGGGAAAGTGCCCTGACCGCCCCTTGCGTCATTGAAATGTGGTTTAGCTTTCCAGCCTGAGCCGTATTCAGCCATAAGCAAAGGCGATACATCAACTGTTTTAAGTCCATCTGCCGTCTGCCATGTGCTTTGTATCTGCCCTGTTTCTGTCGCAAGAATAATAGCTGTACAGCCGTCTGTTGTGTCTTTAATTTCGTAACTAAATGTAATATAGTGTCCGAAATTGCCTGTATTTGCTTGCGCTACAGCTATACCATTACTAGCAAGCTCTCCGACAAACGCTATGCACTTGTCTTGTAAGCGGTCTTTGTATCTTTCAAGCTTGTCTATCGCATCTTGTATAGATTTTTCTGTCAGAGAAACGTCAATCTTCATAATTACACTTCTTTCACAACTGCTTTGAGCATGTATTTAACTGAGTAGAGAGAGGGTTTTACTCCCACTATTGTAAAGTCTGCGGAAGTTGAATCAACTAATCCGTTTTCGCCTTTTGCAGGCTCGCTATCGAGCCAAATAACGTCACCTTTTTTAAAAGGGTATTCTCCTCTGTCTGTCAGCAAAACAGCATCAAAATCAGCCGTATTAAAGCCATATTCCTTGTTCTGCGCTTCTCCTCCGTCAAAAGATATATTCGCTCGAAAATCAATCGGCTCCGAAAAGCCTGTTTCTTCATGGGTGTAATATATTTTCTCTCCGTCCTCTGTTTCGTAAAACTTTAGATTTCCGTCCTCGTCTTTTTCATAGACTGTGACAGTTTGCCCTTGAAGCGCGTATTTCATGGCCTGTTTATTAATGTCAAGCATTTTTCTTTATCTGTTTGTAAATCTGATTAACACCGGTACTTGCCATGCCTGACACAATGCCAACTGCTATTGCATCAAGAATGTTGTCTGCCGGATAACCGGGAATTACAAACATTCCAACAATACCGAGTATTCCACCGGCTACACCTACGATAATAGGAATAATATTATCTTTAACCTGTGGTATCTGCTTTGAAGCATATCCGATTAAATAAGTAATTACCATAATAGCAACTACTGTAGGTACTTGTGTAAAGTCCATCAGCTTTTACCTCCTTTGCCTAAATGGATTTCCTCAATCTCATTTTTCATTTTCGTTACCATGCCATTACCACCGAGTGCGTGGTATGCGTCATACATCTCGCAAAAATTCTGATACGCATATGAGGGAATTTCGCCAAGCTTCATGTACTTATCGTGGTATTCGATAAGCTGTACTCGTAAAAGTAACATTGTACCTTTTCCGTTTGCTTGTCGTAGCTTCTTTTCCTCTTCAATGCGCTCGTTTCTTTCTTTTGTGTCTATCGCTTTTTGCTTTTTCTGCTCTTGTAAAAGCCAAACAATATAACCCAAAAGCGCTGTCAGGACAATTGGCAAGGCAATAATGTATGTCTGATAGATTAAATTATTCATCTTACAGCCTTTCGTCTTTGGTAATTGGCACACCGCCCACCACCACTTAATGTGTACCGCCTGCTACCATTTTGGTAACGCACAATCTTCTTTTGCTTATAGCACTTTGACAAAAGGGAAAACTCCGACAAACAGCTTATCTCTGTCTTTCCATGTACGGCTCACTCCGCCCTCACTTAATGCGCTCATGTAGTTCTCACCGGCTTGTGAATGGTCGTAGACAGCAAGATTGATAACGACATTCTCAAACTGCTTTAAATCGGCAGTTATATCATCATCAGTAAAAGTGTCCGGATAACACCTTTTTGCTTTTACATCTTCCGTAGCCTGTTTAATGAGCTGTTCAATGAGTGGGTTATCTTCCTTTTTATCGAATACAACCACATCAGATGTTGTATCATCATCATTCGTGACTGTATCAATATGAAATTGTTTGAGTCTGATTTTGACTTGTTCTAATGTGGTGTATTCCATGCCAAGCTCCTTATAATCCAAACTTTTCAATTAACATTTTTTTCAAGTCGCTGCCATTTATTTCTGCGGCATTTTCAATACCATTTCCGCTCGCAAGCTTCTTTAGGTCGGCTGTTGACATTCTGTTAATTTCTGTCTTTGTGTATGGTGTTTCAGGTGGGTTCATAAAATCAGAAGGCACCGAATTGCTATTGCTTTCCGGTACCTCGTCTCCGACTTTATACCACACTCCATCATGCTTTATAGAGTGCGTTGCTATCATAAGCCTTAATCCTCCTTAACTTTGAGAACCATAACGCTATCCATACCCTCGAATGTAGGTAATCCAATCATAGATACGATACAGTGAGTATTGATAGGATGATTTGTAGCATATGTGTATACAGATACACCTGTCTCAACAAGTGAGAGGTTTCCGTCTGTGATACTTCCGCTTCTTTCCTCTGGAGTCTTACCGAATGTGTAATCGCCGAGGAATACTCCGGCAGACTGCGCAGATACAATACCTGTTGGTACAAAGTACTGTGTCTGCCCTGACTCGTCAACATAGAGCTTATCGTATACTTCAATCTCGATACCATATCCTCTAAGGTATTCAGTAACCTGTCCTTGCTGTAATCTGATACCGCCATTGTAAGCAGTGATACCGAGTACCTGTTTCTTTGTGTCCTCTGCCTTAAGCACCATTTCCCAAGTCTCTGTATTCATGGTAAAACGTGTAAGTGAGTAGCCTGTAGCCTTTGCAAAGTCTCTACGAGCTGTGATAAGGTCATCAAGCGGTGCACATGTGGTAGGCTTATCCCATGCACTTGTGCCGGTAATTGACTTAAAGTGCTTTTCCTTATGCTCTGCACCATTGTCGGCTGTGTAATCAACGACATAGTTCTTATCGCCAAGTACAACCTTTACCTTTGGTACACCATCTGTAGGTGCAAGTAACTGCCAAATCTGTCTCTCCGGTACAACTAATGCGCCCTCAATTAACATCATTGGTTTCTTAGAGATTTCACGTAATACGTTATTGGCAAGGCTAGAGTTTTCAGAAGTTCTGTAATTGTCGTACTCCTGCTCCTCTTTCTCTGTTACCATATATCCCTCACGATAAAATGGCATTGAGTTCTGAATGTCAGAGAAGCCTCCAACATCTCTTAACTCTGCCTGTGCGTCAAAGTTTGAAGCTTTGAGCGATACCGGCAGTCCGTTCTTACCCTTGATAAATCTAAGGTCAAGTGAGTCCTGTTTACGTGTTCCGAATTTTTGTCTGCCAAGATAAGGGGCAGTTCCTAATGTCTTTTTGTAGTTATCCCACATTACACCGAGGCTTCTCGCTGTAAATGCTTCTGCTAATGGTAATGCCATGTTCTTCTACCTCCTTTTAACCCTGACTTGCTACAATCTTTGGCGCGCCATAGAAAGTAACTCTAGGTGTTGCAGTTCTAGCTTCATCTGCGATTGAAAGCGACTTAACTTTCTCCCAATCAATAGTTCCCTGATATACATATGTTCCAGGTGCGTCACCCATCGTTACATCTACATCGTGTAACAGATAGCCCTTGCACTCTGCGTCATTGCTTGGGAATGGTGTACCGGCCGGCACAATCTTCCTTCCGTTTCCATCTGCGCTTGTTACCATAGTCTGTGGTACAAGGCACGCTGCACCCTCATAAGGGAAAAATTTTAAAATTCCTTTACCCTGTGTAAAGTCTCTTACGATTGGCTTTCCCATCGTTCTACCTCCTGTTTTAAATTACATAGCTGTTTTGACTTTCAGCACTTGCAACTGTACCGAATGAGATTTGTTCTGCATTTGCTACATCTGCTGGCTTTGAGTCGGGTTCATTATTGTTACCGCCATTGCTTGGATTCGGAGTATTGTTGAGAGCGTTTTTCTCATACTCTGCTATCGCATTGGCTTTCATGTCGGAAATAATCTTGCCAAGTGATGTCGTGTCAAAAGAGCCATCCTCTTTTACTACTGTCTTTGCCTGTTCGGCTGTAATTCCAAAATCAGACATTGCACTCTCTCGTAAATCTCTGACGGCATTATCTTTCTGTAGCTTGGCAATCTGTTGATTGGCTGTCTCTAAGGCTTTATTTGCCTTTTCAAGCTCTGTCATGTTGCCATTCTGTAGCTCATCAAGCTGTGTCTGTAGCTCGTCAGCTTTGTCGGCTTTAGCTTTGTACTGATTGGCTTTCTCTTTCTCTCTTGCCATTTCCTCACCGCTCTTGTTAAGCAGATTTGTTATCTGCTCATCCGTTGCATCGGGGAAAAGCTTCAAAACATCATTTCTTGTCATTTCAATTACCTCCGTAACTCACGCTTTTGTTATCGCGGGTCGCTCCCGCCGAGTTTTTCTGTTGTTTAACGCACAACTGCAAATTTTGTATAATAAAAAGCAACCTATAAGTTTTCCTTACAAGTTGCTTATTATTTGTAATATTTAAGACTGCATCTACACCCTGCTATTTCTTTTACCTGTGCCCCTAAAGAGTGGTCTTTCGGAAACATCATCAGTGAATTTCCAACCTCAAACGGCTTAAAAATATCAATTCTCTTTCCGTCAACATCTGCATGTGTAGGTCTGACATGTGAATCTTCTTTTGAGCGCCACTCTTTTGTTTTGTAACCTTGTTTCACCATTTCGGTTTGCAATCTGTAATTGCCGACTGCATTAGCTTCATTCGCAGCTACATTTTTTGCTCGCTTCTGTGAAGTAAAATACTCTACTTCAGTATTTTGTGTGGTGGCGTCAACCACCTCATTCACAATGTACCGGGCATAGTCTGTAATGTATGAGGGTGTTTTCTTTGCTTTGCAATACTGCGTGGCAATGCTCTCATATCTGATGATAAATTCTTTGGTGATAGTTGTTATCTCTGTTTCTTCCTTGCCGGATAACAAGGCAAATAGCATAACAAAGATTTTTTCAAACTTTTCAGCAAGTTTTTTTCTATCTTCCTTTTCCTCGTCAGATAAATCCATCTCACCAAAATATGTGTCATAATCTATGTCTTGTATTTCATTTTTGTTAAGTGCGTGGATTTCGTCTGCCATATCAAGCTCCAAAATAAATTGACAGCCAATTATTCATCGGCTGTCTTTCCATTGTTCTTATCATCGTTATTATTGTTAGGTGTAGCTGTTGTCGGCTGTTCTTCCGGGAATAACATTTCCATGCGCTTAGCACTTTCAAGAGTAACTTGCTCAGGGTCGCTAAACATGTCAATTGTCTTAACAGCCCTCTTGTAATTGATGCCGCACCTAAGTAATATTTCAAGCACCTCTGCCTTAACAAGCATGTTATCTAGCTTATTATGATTAATGTGTATTTCAACATCACTAGGCATAAGCGTAAAGCCCTTATTAATTCTCAGCCTGTTAAGAATAAGCCTAAGTGCCATTCTTTCTGATTTCTTGAGGATAGGCTCATTAATAGCCGTCCTAAGTCCGGCATCGTAATGTCCGTTTCTCAATTCTACGGCAGAACCGGTGTCACCGCCTGTGTTGCCCTGACGATTTGCAAGGCCTTGAATACTTAAAAATCTTTCAAAAAGGTCAGTGAATACCACTTGCCCCTCTGTCTGATTAAGTTCGCTCGTCATTACATCAACATCAGCTTTATTATCAGAACCATTGTTAGATTTAACTACCAATGCTCCCTCTTGTCGCATTTTTCTGAATGTATCTATATCAATCTCGCAATTAACAAATTTCACCCATGCAGACACAAACTGCTCAACTCCATTAATTCTGTCCGATGTAAGCACGTTGATAGCGTCTGTAATTGTAATAGTCATTTCAATATCAGATAATCGTCTTGCATTGTTTGGATATTCAATCACCGGAATTGCTCTGTTGCCGTTTGTCCCGCTTGCATAAATCTTGTCGTTGCGAATATCAAACCACTCATTATCGGTGAACACATAATAAATATTTGCTCCGTTCTCGTCCTCTCCGATTTGGCAAGAGAATGCCGGACGTCCGTTTGAGTAGTATGCTACAAACGTATACATTGGATTTTCAGACGATAAGTAAAAATCGCTTTCATCAAGCAACTGTCCTTGTCCGTCATCATTGCCGATGAATCTGTAGCCGGTACCACATATGCTTCTCCAACGATGTATGTCTATGTCGCACTCTTGTTTGCTCTCTGAATCCATTGTAATGTTAAGCTGTGTGATTTCTTCCGACTTATGGTTATCGGTGCCACGTAGCACATATTGGATTGGTTCTGCACACATCTCTGCGGTTTTGCGTTCAACAAGCTCATACGCAAGATTTACAGCAATCTTGTTATTGATTTCCGGGCGGTTCACTTTCTGTCGATACAAAATCGGTTGGTCGCCACGATAGTATCTGTCAAGATACTCAATCTCAATAGCGTTTTGTTCGTGAATCACAAGTGCTTTATTCAGTTCTTCGATTATGTTGTTTTTTGTGATTTGCCTTTTACGTGTAAAAATAACTTGTCTGCCGTAATTATTTTGGCAGACGGCTGAAAAAGGTCTTACATTTTTATGAGCATATCTATACATCAATAAAACCTCATGCCACTTGCAGAAGTTCTCTGTGGAACCTCTTTTATCTGGAATTCTTGTGTGCCATCCCAAAACCATATCCATTTACGGCAGTGCGTACACATCACTTTGTGGTGTTTCTTGTCGCTTTTATTCACCCACGTTAATAGCTTTCCGCAACGAGGGCACATTACACTTCGTTTTCCTGTTGGTACAATATTCTGATTATTCATGTTGTCCTCGTTTCACTAAAAATAGCACCCACAATCTGTGAGTGCCATTTCTAAAAGAGATTTTCGCAATGAACGAAT